CCATCAAGACTATTATCATCCATTCTTCCGATAAATGGAGAAACGTAAGTAGCACCAGCAAGACCACAGAGTAGAGCTTGGCTAACACTAAATACTAATGTCATATTAACTCGGATACCGAGATTCGAGAGATATTTACAAGCTTTAAGACCTTCTATCGTACAAGGAAGTTTAATTGTAGCTACGTTACCGTAGTTTCCATGAGCAGTCATAGCATTACGAACTAACTCTTTAGAATCTTCTCCATACACTTCAATACTCAGGTCTTCTACACCGAGTTCAACTATATCACTATATACTTTCCACGGATCTCTACCACTCTTTTTAATAAGTGTAGGGTTAGTAGTAATACCTGCTATTAAACCTGTATCTACTCTTTCTTCTATATCAGATACAATAGCTGTATCAAGGAATAACTTCATTACGTTCGTTTGGGTGTTGGGTGTAGGTGTTATAAGTATCTCGGAACCTCTGTCGAGATAAGTATAAAGAGGAAGAGTTGTCTACGAAGTAGGCAATGTCTTCCTCTTAAGGGGTGAGTCCACCCTTCTCTCCCCTGTATACGGGAGACCTCGGTCTAAACCCAGGTAGGGACTGATGTCTTATTGTTGTCTATACGGTTAGCTGCGTCACGTTGATCTTTATTCATACCAAGGACTAAATGATTAGCTGAGGCTTGAGGATTGTCTATAAAGTCTTGGAGCATAGAGTTCCATTCTTCAGCTTTTCTAGCTTTAATAGATTCGTGAGCAGAGATAGAGAGAGCATCTGTATAATATTTAACACCTTGAGCTAGAGCATCTAATCTGTCGTCATGTTTAACGGCTCCTTTTTCTCTACACATTCTAGACATTTGGTAGAAGAGCATATACATGAGTCTTTTCTCTGGAGCTTCATCAGGATTAGATTTGTAGTCCCACTCTATTACTTTTTTATCCACTACTAACCTGTGTTGGTTCATTACAGGTTCTAGGGAGTCAATAATTCTGTCTTCTTTACGGACGTTAGCTCTAACTTCTTCTATGTCTATATGTTGACCAGTCATCTGTAGGTGTTTTTTAAATAGTTCACCTACGATTCCGTCACCAAAGTTAGTTTCGATTACAAGTTTAGTAACTTTATATTTTCTACAACCTCTAAGGATGTTCAATAAAGTCTCATCACTATAACCATCTCTATAGGCTCTCATGTCATGCAAGTATAGGAAACCATTCTTCTGTGATATGAAGGCTGCTGTAGTCTCATCTGTACCTTTTCCAGAGGGGTCTACGCTGCATATAGTCTCACTATATGGAGTCCATTCACCTTGTATCTGCATAGGAGAGTAGAAATAGTCTCCTGGTAAGCCAACGGTAGGTAAATCTTTAATTACATTTTGAGGATCAGAACACCAGACAATTTGGTCTGGAGCTGAGGTTGGATTAACGCTAGTAACAATTAGATCAGACATCTTAAGTGGGAACTTCTCAGCATCACTTAATGATGTGTCTAATTGGAATTGAAGCATGTAGTTAGACCGACCCATAGCAGCTTCACGCTCTAATAGATCATCATTAGAGAAGCGATCAGGGTCAGTTACATCCCATTCATCTACTCCATCATCTAAATCTTCTTGTATTTGAGGAGCTAATAGTCCTTCATATTTACTGAGCTTGTCTTTTCTTGGGTATCTAGATGGCCAAACAAAGGGACGGTAGTTACGCTCAGCCAGCTTACGATAAACAGTAAAAACAGTCTGAGGAGTCCCAAGGTAGCAAATACGGCTATCGCTTTTGGGTGTAAGGATAGATTCGGCTTCCGTACAAAGTTGAAGAAGTTTTTCACGCATTAACTCCGTCATAGAGTTTCCTGGGACTTCTACGTCGTCCAATACCATGAGGTCTGCACGAGAACCAGTAAGTTGTCCAGTAATACCAACGCTTTTTACGCTGGGAGCCTGATGAGGCGAGCAAGCTACGTCGAATGAAATTCTGGACCATCTTGCCTCGTCTGATTTTGGTTGTAAGTGAGATAACCATGGTGTTTCAATTATTAGTTTCTGTAGGAAGATCGACATGTTGTCTGCACGTTCTTTTGATGCAGAAATGATCATTATCTTTCTTTCTTTATCATTGAACAGAGTCCACAAAACGAATGCGCCTGTAATCCAAGATTTACCGACTCCTCGGAAAGCTTGGATTTGTAGACGTTTAGGACCGTGTTGTAGATAGTCTGCAATTGCGAATTGTGCTCTAGTTGGTGGAGGGAGATCAAGCTGTTGCCATAAAGCAGTCAGAAACAGCTTGAAATCGCTCTGTAGAGCCTCTAAAGGGTTCTCCATGTATGTTTTATCATTACTTAAGTTCGAGGCTTCTTACAGCGTCTTGTGGGAGTGTTTTCCTTATCTTTAAATTGGTAGGCATATTCCTTAACCGATCACTTGCTGTGTTGTATCTGTTCTTCTCAAATTTATCTCTATTGCGTAGGTGTAACTCAGCTCCTTTAGCAGCTAAAGAAGCAGGAAATGCAGCTGGTAAACCTAATGATTGAATTGTAAGTGCTTCAGACATTAGTTTTAAGTCAGCAGCTGTTCTATTTAAAGGAGAGGTATTTGGATTTTCTTGTTCATCAACTGCAGCTTTCATTTCCAAGGTACTACCTAAAATACCTAAAGCACCTAAACCAGCGGCTGTTCTTACAGCAGGATTTTTTAGTAGTTTTGAACCTTTTTTAACTACTTGAGATTTAGCTATTTTATTTAAATGATTATTAGTTGAACCATTTACACCATTTACACCATTGTTAACAGCTCCATTAACTGAACTTAGTTTTTTAGCTAGTGTACTGGTAGTTTTCGAGACACCTTTATCTTGAGCTACGTCTGCTAGGAAAGCTATTCTCTGTTCATTAATTGGTAAATCTTTAGATGCTCTTTCTGATAATAAAAATTTAATTACCTTTTTATTTTCAGGAGTTGCACCTTTTAATGAGCCAGTTTCTAAAAACTTTTTATGAGCTTTTAAATCTGATGCTTTTACAGGTATAGCTCTTTCTGGAAAGTTTGGATCATAAGATGAGCGATTATATAAGATGACATCATCATGGTAGACACTTGCATTCCAAGAGTTCCATTTATCCCCTAATGCTTCAGCTGCTGTTTTCAATTTTGCATCTTTACCACTTTGGATTTTTAAATTAGGTAAGTCATGTGCTTGATGACTTAAACCATACTTTTGAGCATCAAAATCTTTAACACGTTCTACATGTTCTAAGTTCCAACCTCCCTCTGGATCTACAAATTTCATATGTTCGAGAGTATCGAATAGCTGCTTACGTTTTGCTTTTTCAGCTGCATCTATACCAGGAGATTGAATTTGTAACCTTTGTCTTAGTTTTTCTGCGTTTGTTGTTCCAGCTTTTTTATATGAAATTTGTAGTTGTTGATTTCTAGAGCTTTTAATTTTTAATGGAGGTACATCTGGATTAAGTTTCCTATATTCAGCTAATGTTTTATTTGGATTCTTTTTTTTCCATTCTTCAGCTGCAACCAATACAGGATCACGATTCCTAGTTACTTTTAACTTATCATTAGGCATAAAAAAAGCCGCCCTTTCGGACGGCTACGAGATATTGCTTTGTGGGTGTGTTATGTGATGTGACTAATAATTAGTCGTTCTCTCAGAGGGTTATGTCCATATGTTTGACGCATCCATCTGAGCCAATTACTGCTACCTTTCCCTTGATTGCACTTTCTGCAGGCGGGGACCAAATTGCTTGTAAGATCCTCTCCACCGCTTGACTTAGGCTTGACGTGATCGAGTGTAAGTTCATTAATTTCATAATTGTTTCCGCAATAAACACATGTACAATTAAAGTGCTCTTTAATAGCTCTTCTCCATAGCCGTTTAGCATCAGGACTTGTCATGGTTATTAGGTTAAATAAATAGTGTTCAGGGGTTGGTAGTAGTGGGGTCATCTACGAATTTTTAGTCTGCTTTTACGGTTAATAGATGGAGACTGTGTTCTGCCTCGTGTAGTGCTTCCTTTGTAATGTGCAGCATCTTTGCCGTCACGATTACCGTAAGTACCGAGTTTTCTATTTAGCCTGTTAGCGTTGACTCTTATTCTCAGACCTCTATTTGTTTTGTTGTATCTTCTCTGTTGTGAAAGTCTCTTTCTACGAGCTGTTGGGTTACTTCTATAGTAACTAGCTGTGTTTCCTGCCATAAAGTCTACTCTGTACTAGTTCTGGATCTACTTTTGGCATTACGGCTGCAAGCTTAGAGAGTGGATTGCCGTCATATGCAATGCCGCTAATGTCATTAGTTTTAAGCCAATCACAGGCTGCTTTTAAATCTTGGGTAGTTGCTTCGCCACTTTTGACCCGTTTAAGGAATTCTTTAGTGACGAGATTATGTAATTCGTTAAATTGGTCTTCAGTGGCTTTCTTCATGAGGCTATTTTTAATTTATCTTTTTTAGATTTCTTTTTGGAGGCTTGTATACGATTAACGGTATACGCATAGCCACCATATTCATTATCTAATTTATCTCTTCTGCCAGTAGCTCTTCCAAGTGTTTTATAGGTACCCATAATGGCACCAGTTTTTATGTTAGTTACTTGATACGGCATTTTTAGTTCCTGGAAATAAGTTTTTCTTGATTAACTCGACTGCCTTATCATCAATGGTATTGTCAGTAGACGCTGCATAAGCTTCTAGTAGTTGTATAACTAATTCCTTTACAGCAGAAGAGCTGAGGAATGCCATGAGGACGGGTTTGATAAGTACGATCATTCTTTAGTAGTTTTTTTAGGTGTTGTTTTCTTTGCAGCTTTAGCTTTGGCTTGTTCTGCGTGTTGTTTTTTTATTGCTTCACTTAAAGTGGACATAGTACATTTAGGTTCTTTTTGTTTACTCCAAGGCTTATACCAAGGTTTAGGTGGTGATATACATTTCAAGACTTTTGCTTCTGCCTTTTTCCATGCTGATATTGCAATCACATCGCTACACATATTGTAGACACGGCTTTTAGGTAGTAGCATAAAGCCTTTCTGTTGTAGCTCAGCACACTTCAAAACTCTGACTAATTCATAGTCAAGTTTCATTTTATCTTCCTGCCTTGCGGCAATACTTCTACATCTATTTAGACCTTCACGATCTAAAGGGATCATGAAGTTTATCTGTCCTCCCCAGTTCTCAGCAACGGTATAACTCTGTTGAGTCATAGTGTCATCGTATGGAGTCGTATGATTTCCCATATAGAACGGGGAGAAAGTCATCGTTGCTCCATTACAGGAGATATTAGGTCCGTAGTGCTGTCTGGATGGTGCTCCATTATTTTGAAATTGCACTGCTTGATTGGTCACATTTCCAGTCGCTGCAGCTACAGGATTACTAACATTTCTATCACCTTCTTCAGCACGTACTGGTGCTATTGAGAGAAGACTGATAAGGAAACCGTAGTAGAAGTAGTATCTATTTCTCTTTCTATTGTTTCTACGGATAACACTTGACTTGCTGCTCTTGAAACTACTTCTAAAGTGAAGGGATCTCCAGCAGTGTGTAAGGTATATACCGAATCTGAATCGTCTAAGCCTCCTGATGAGGCTGATGTATGAGTGATGTTTTCCCCACTCCATTTGCTTAATGCAGACCCATAAGTAGTGATAGTTATATCCTCTACTATTTCTTGAGTCGTTGTCGTTGTACTGTTCATCGAACCCTGGGTGAAATTTGGGGTTACTAATTCTGCTCTCGCTACCGTGGGTGATGCCAGTAGGAAGAGTACTAGCCATTTGTTCATTCTTCCTTTTTCTTGTTCATTGGACAGTTGACAGCTTTACCATTACCGTTCTTATTACCTGTGGTTAAACCAAAAGTTGCTAAGGCTCCAGTGAAGACCGACGCTACAAAAGTTATATCTGAATTACCAGCTTTCTTTACCATAGGTATGTCAACGTAATTGAGCGTGATTATCGCTCCAGACCAAACCACTACAGCTAGTCTTACGAAAGTACCAAGGATTTCTATTTGGTGTTCTTTATCTTCAGCAGCGTCTTTTAGTTTGCCAAGGATTCCTTTTTTTTCTTCCTGTTTTCCTTCCATTTATTAACTTTAGCTTGTAGTTGTTTTTGAACTTTCTTTTTAATTGGTTCAAATAAAGTTTGAGTAACAGAAGTCGTAGCAACTGCCACTACTGCTGTAGTAACAGCTGTAACTACTACTGCTGTCTCTGGTATTGGCATTTGTATATCCAACACTGGGATATTTAGTTTAGGTGGTTCTGGTTGTTCAGTTGTCTTCTCTGGTGCTACTTCCTCTGGAGACTCCAAATCGCTCGGAGGTATTACCATAGGTTTATAGTAAGGTATCCGAGCTGAGGGTGGTTTGAACTCCAGTGCAGGTATATCTAATGCTTTAGGAAGAGTAGCTCTTGGTATATCAAGACCAAGGCTTACCAGTTCCATGTGTAGGTGTTTTCTGTACGTTTACACCGTCCTCTACTGCAGCTTCAATTGCAGCTACAGTACCAGCATTATCTGCATCTAGTTTTGCTTTAACCCATCCGAGTACAGTTGATTCTGTAAGGTCCGCATACGGTACAAGAGTGTCAGGCTTTGGAAGATCTACTTCACCTGTAGCTCTGAAATTATAAGTACCATCTTCACCATTAACACGGTAGATAACTTTGTTTACATACCCGTCTGCTAGTTCGCGCTGAAGGGTGTTTACTTGCCAAGTTTTTGTTGCCATTTTTAGTTTTTCTTTGAATAAATTGTTTTTGTAAATTGAGTTACCTTAGCTTGATTCTAAGGCGGCGACTTTTGTTTCGAGTGTTTCGATTTTTGTTATTGCTTCTTGTAATGCAGCAGTTAATAAAGGT